CTAAAAAGTGCATTTAACTACAGAGAGGAAAGAAGCAAATAACATCCCTGTAATGAAGAAAAACATCGCTACAAAAGCAAAAGCCTTAATAGGAAAAAATTGCATTTTAAACTTAAGTACATGTGCATCATGTTTCATTCTTCTTCGTCCCAATGTTGCTGTAAATGTGCTTCAAAATCTTCTTTTAAAATAAGGTTTTGACACATATCGCAGGGAGTGTATTTAGTTCTTATTTTCTGAAGTGCGGGCATATTGTCAGATCCACCTGCTCCAAAAATGGTGAAATAAATATCTGTTAATTCACCCAATGTTAGATCAACAACAATGGGAGTTTTATTATCAAGATCATAATATTTAATTGTCATATACCACCTGTCAAAGTGTCTAGACTACGCCTTGAGACACTCAAAAATTGTACAAGATTTAATTGTTTACTCGATGTGTCTCAATTCCCCTGAAGACACTTTTCTATACCGCTACGTTACATCAAATAGACGGTTTTTGTAATCAAAGAGGAAGATTTTCAAATCGTTATAAATCCCAATTAGGATCTCTCTCTAAACCACGCTGTATATAGTTTTCAGCATATTGAATCGGTTGCTGATGTTGTGGAACCTGTTCAATAGAATCACTTTTCACTGTTTGTGTATTTATGATTTCATTTCTAGGCTGAGCAAAATAGTTAAAAGGTCTATCGTTCTGTTCTATTAGCTTTTTACAGTCAGCTTGCGATACATCATGGAGAATGGTGCCTTGTTGCGTATATGCAACATAACGCCCTTTCTTTTTAATACAACCACTAAAAACAGGTTTAGCAGTAACCTCATATTGAATCTGGCTTACATCAACATCATATGGCTTATTAGGATTATATTTAATCGCTATTGTCTCCATCCGGACATCATTTTTAGCTTGAAGTTCTGCATTTCTTTCGCCTGGATTCTCCAGGTCTTTTCGTTGATCTGGAGTCAATCCGGATCCATCAATTTGTTTTGGTTTTTGCTGTGTATTTGCCTGGGTAAAAGCCGATGGATTAATCATCTTTTGAGTGCCAGGCTTGAAGTATGAATAACCACCATAGGCTGCTAATGCCAGGATCCCAAAAACGACATAACCTAGCTTTTTAGGCAGCTTCATCTTTACATGATGAGCAGTAGCAGACTTGTAGTAGCTGAACAGGTTTTTAGGGTATTTAAATAGAAATTCGTTCTCTGCTAGCTCTCGAGACGATAAAGATTGTGGCTGTTTACGCACAGATCTCCAGTAGTAAACACTTGCCAATTTTGCCCCATAAGGACGATGCAAGTGATAGTGTTCGCCGACCAGATCCAGAACAAACGCATTTAAAAAACGTGGGCTTTGAGTGATGAACCAAATGTCATGGCCAGTATGCCGATGTACTTGTAATTTCTGTACTACATCATCTTTATTAGCGGATGTACCAGATCTGAAACGCTCATGTTGTTGCGCTTCATCATAGATAACAATTGAATTATCTGGAGTTGTTCTCCAGTCATCTGGTGACTTTTCAACGCCATCAATTTGAAGACCCTCGATGTCAGCAAAGATCTGACGTTCAGGAAATTGTTTTTGTAGTTCTAATATCTTTGAAACCACAAATAGGCTTTTCCCTGAGCCTGGTGTACCAGTAACCAAAATTATCATTTTATAAACTCCGCCAAGTTAATCAGTGTCGTTATGTGCGTGCACGGCACGCCAAACGACACTGATTAACTTGATAATTTCTGTATGCCTATTTGGGCAGATTTAATAATTGCGTAAGTGCTCAAAGCACCAATAAGAATGCCAATTGCTTTATCACCGCCACACATGCCTAAAAACGCAAGTGCACTTGATGTACCAAAGCTCATATTTTGTGTTGCACGGGCTATATAAATACTGATTAAGCCCTGGACAACATGTGTTGTAAAAAGTCCAATTCCCGCACCTAGGAGAACACGTTTAAGCGCGGATCCGAGCAGTAAAGTTAATGCTGTATAAAGTATTTTTCCCATTACTCACTATTCCCCCGTGATAAGCCCATAACTATGTAAGCCCCAATTAAATAGGCGGATCCAATGACAAAAGGTCGAATCATGATCATGAAGTTACATAAGGGTTCAAAAGAAAAACTTGCATCCTGGGTAACACCCATAAAAGTGACCTGAATAGGTTGTGGCTGTGGGCAAGTTTGATCGAAATTAATTCGACTACCATCATCAAAATTTAGTTCTAGTTCTTTAACTTCTGGTTTTGTTTCTGATGTATCAGATGCGGATTCATTCATCCATTTATTAAAAGTAGTCCAATAACCTGCAACAGTTCCAGGAAAGTTAATAGCAACTTGTGCAGCTTGACAAACAACAGGCGCCCAATCACAGAAAACAGGAAAATTTAATTTAATATCATAAGGTGGAGTACCTGTAGCAGGATCGCCAGTTGTAGGATCTCCCGTAGTTGGAGCAGGTACAGCAGTACCAGTACCCGTGCCAGTAGTAGGAATTGCTTGGGATTGTGTTAATTGTTGAATTACATCAGTTGCAGGAACAATTTGTTTTTGCTCATCCTCTTCTAATGCAGTATCAGCAACAGTTGAAACAAAGGCTTTTCCTTCAGGTTTTTCTGCCATTGCATCAGACATGATTTGAGATGCTACAGCGTCATAACCTAATCTTTTCGTTTGTGATGTATCTGGTGCAGGTGGTGCATTAGGATCATATTTAGGGTTGATAGATGCAGATACTACATAACTATTAGATACCCCCTTAGTATCAACTATATAACAACGATAATTCGTCGCATTTTGTTGAACCATTGATGTGAGTTGAGTCTTGGTAACCGTAGCAATGTTATCGCATGCAGCTTGTGGAGTGAAAAAGAAAGTAGCTTGTAGACCTGAGTTACGCCAGAGATTGTTTATTGTTGGTGGGCAATCTGAATAATCTAATTTACAGTTTGTTGGTGCAGGATTTTCACCAGGAACCTTGTAGACGACTTCATTATTTGCAGGATCCATAACATAATCAACAGAACCAATTAACGCTTTAATAGCAAGATCAACAGCAACAACAGCACCAACCCTTACAATCATTTTAGAAACTTGAGCAGCAGCAGGTGTAATTTTAGCTGTTCCCGTAGCTGCATAATTCTTACCGTTAATGACAATATTTTTAGTACCGTCATAAAACGTTGTAGCACCTTGTACTAACTTCTTAGTTACAGACCAGCCTTCACCAGCAACAGTAGTTGCATTAGCTGATTGAAAGAAAATGAAGTTAGGCGTAATGGCTATAATGAAGATCTGTAGCCAGGTGATTAACTTAAAATTATCAATACGCAAATTACGAAAACTAAGACGATTAACCATGACATACAAACCCCTCAATAAAAGATGGGGCAACTAGTGCCCCGATTACATCTTGTTTTATTACAAAGCTCGGCGGATGATTTTCCACCCTTTAATCGCAACCATGACAAGTAGATATGCAGCACCTACAAGACCGATTGGAGTGATTAAATCGCTTAGTTCAGAAGTAACAGGAGTTACATCAATTGCAGCGTTAGCAAAGTTAGTCATTGCCAATGCAGATGCACCAGTAACAACAACTGCAAGTGGTAAACGTTTAGTTTGTGGTTGAGATTGAACAGTTTTAAGTTCGCTCATGGTTTTTCCCCTTTATTTGAGCAATCGACCAATTTTTTTAAAGCCCCAGGCAACAGCAATACAAATTGCTATGCCTACAGCTATATCACCCGCCTGGTCGTACGTGATTTCGGGTAATCCTAGAAAACCAACTTGTACCCATGTAAGGCACTGGTTTGTAGCCTGGTCAATTTGGGCACATTGGTACATTTTTTTATTCCTTACCCTTCACATTTAGACATGTGAAAAGCCAAAATTTGGCGGTGAAAATATGCGTAACATTTAGGACATTCGACTTGATTATCCCCCATAATCAATGTTATCTTTTTAATCATAAATTCACCTAAGTTATTGATTTATTTACATATTATACATTATACGAAATGGTATATTTATGCCTTTGTTTGTGTTGGCTTTTTTACCATTTCAGCACCCATTTGCGTGCAATGTGGTTTGTGAGCACCCAACTCTAAATATCGTGATGCTGGTTTAAACTTAACGCCACAGTCAGCGCAAACAACTGATTTAAAATGATTTATATTGATCATAGCGATTTAACTTCCTGTTTCTTCGCATTGAAATCTAACGCCACTAATACAGCCTTTGGCTGTTTACCTGTGAAATCCCAATCAAAGATCATTGCAGCCTCGGCTGGTAGCTTCTGGTGCATGTAATCATTAAAGAACTGAGCGCCTTTAATCTTGTAATCAGTCGATTTAAAACCGATGGCGCCTTGTTCTTTCTCACGCTCAGAATATTCTTGCAGCACAGTTACAACCGTGTTTGAAAACTCGATTGTTTTGCCTTTGTCGTCTGTAAAGTCTCCAGCAGCCTTACGGAT